TTTCCGGTAAACCAAGGTTTCCGGGAATGCAGCCATAACCGGATAAATCCGTAATAATCCCGTCATTACAGCAAACATGAGGGAAAACAATGGCGGTCATCGGCTATATCCGCGTATCAACAACTGACCAAAACAGCGATTTACAGCGAAATGCACTCATCAGCATAAATTGCGACCTGATTTTTGAAGATAAAATGAGCGGTAAAACCGCCGTCAGGCCGGGACTGAAACGGGCGTTAAAGGCCATTCAGCCGGGCGATACACTCGCAGTGTGGAAACTGGACAGGCTCGGGCGCAGTGTCAAAAACCTGATAGCGCTGATATCTGATCTGCACGAACGCGGCGCACATTTCCGGTCACTGACGGACAGTATCGACACCAGCACCGCTATGGGGCGCTTTTTCTTTCACGTCATGTCAGCGCTGGCAGAAATGGAACGTGAGCTGATAGTAGAGCGTACGCTGGCAGGCTTGGCCGCAGCGAGAGCGCAGGGAAGAATTGGCGGAAGGCCAGCAGCACTGACACAGAATGACCGGGAGCAAATCGGCCGTCTGCTGGATAAAGGGCATTCACGGCAGCAGATGGCGATTATTTATGGTGTGGGGGTATCGACAATTTACCGGTATTTTCCTATTGGGCGACGCAGCGAGAGTTAATTAACATTAGATAGCGAGGAATATTGAATCAATTTTGCACTGTGCAAAATGCGCTGGTTTCACCATTCCTCGCAGTGCAGAATTTCGCGCCTGATAGTGCAGAATTTCGCGCCGCGCTACACGCCGGGCTGAAATTAACGCAGAGTATGCAAAAAAGGCAGCAGAGGAAAACGCGAAATCAGCCGTCACACCTGTTCAGGAAATGGCAGCACAGGTTGATCCGGTTCAGGCACTGGCAAATGAGCATACTCAGAAACTGGCACTGATTAAAGATTACATGAATCAGCGCGTCATTACCGAGCAGCAGGGGCTGGCACTGATGAATGCTGCCAACAAAGAGTATGACGAGCAGCGGACTGCGGCGCAGTGGCAGTTACTGAGTCAGCAAAGTCTTGGTTATGACATGCTTACATCCGCGGTTGATTCCCTCTCCGGGAATGCGTCCAACGCTATCACCGGCCTGATCACACAAACCATGAGCTGGAGTGATGCTGCGAGGTCGCTGGGTAACACCATGCTTAACAGTGTGGTCAACTCTATCGTTCAGGTTGGCGTGGAGATGGCTAAAAACTTCATCCTCGGCCAGACATTAGGTGTTGCCACTCAGGCTGCAAACGCAACAGCTGCTGTTGCCGGTGGCGCAGCTGCGCTGGCTGCATGGACTCCGGCGGCTATTGCGGCGTCTATCGCAACGATGGGGGCTGCATCAGCGAGTGGTCTTGGTGCGTATACTGCGGCACAAGCGACCGGCGCAGCAACCAGTATCGGGATGAAAGCACTGACGATTGCCGGTGCGCGTAAAGATGGTGGTCCGGTATCTGCCGGTGAAATGTACCGGGTTGGTGAGGGCGGCAAGCCGGAGATATTCAAAGCATCAAATGGTAACCAGTACATGATCCCCGGCGATAACGGCAAGGTTATCAGTAACCGTGATATCGATGGTGGACAGGTACCGGTGACGGTGAATATCAACGACTATTCATCCGGAGGTAACAGAATTGATGCTCAGGCCAGACAGGACAGCAACGGGATGACCATAGATGTGTTTATCGCGGATATGGAGAACAAGGGGCCGATGCACAGTGCTATTACACGAAACACAACGGCATCTGCGAGGGTTAGATAATCACTCACAGCACGATATAACCCGCTTCGGCGGGTTTTTTAATGGGGAAATATCATGGTAGCAACAAAAATGATGTTAAACATCAACACCACTGAGATACAAAGTCAGATTAGCGATTTATGCAATGCGTTATCGTCTGCCTATGGTTCGCTTGAGGCTGTTCCGGATGAAGTCATCAGCCGCATCCTTGACAGATTTAACCTGGCAAGCGGCGATATCATCTGCCGTCATGGTGTGGCCACAACCGGAACAGATGGCTCCCTCGTAATCCCCTCTGTCCCGCGCTTCGGAGTCGATTTCGAAAGACTCGTTTCCGCAGTCAGGGCAGGAGAGTTTAACGCTGACATTAATGTTCATTAATTATCCTAATTTTGTTTAAGGGATAACCAGAATATACGAACGTTAAAAAGTTTATACCTGACAAATGATCAGCTATAAGGCAAAAATTGATGATTATCGACTATCCTGACTGGCTTCCTCTGGCACAGAAGCCGGACAAAAACATGACCATCGACACCGGCTATATGACAGATCAACCTCAGGTCGGTGCACCGATATTCCAGAAACTGACTGATGACCTGAAGACGGTCTGGAATGTCACATGGATATTCACGCTGGTACAGGAGCGGGCATTTGCTCAGTGGCTGCGCCATCCGGATTATCTGGATAACTGCAATCGGTGGTTCCGGATGAAAATCGACATCGGCGGCAGCGGATTACAGGAGCAGGAATTGCACTTTGTATCCTACCCCGTGCAGACCAGCGTTAACGGCGCATCAGTCACATGGACCGGTCAGGTTATCTGTAAAAATCTGCATAACGATGATGACGAGTTCGGTGATGTGATTATCGAGTTCCCGCCGCCGTTCGGCAGCTGGCTGGATGTTATTGTCACTGAAACACTGCCACGGTGTAAGGAGGGATAATGCCGACATTGCGTGAGTTCCGCGCACAAAGACCAAACCGCATCCTGTACGAAACACTTCAGCTATCACATCCGTCATTCGGCGACACCTACCTGATCACTCACCAGATTTTCCCGAAGATACTCGGCGGAATTGAATACCTGCCGTGTAACTTTGAGATGTCTGAGAGTCAGCAGAGTAAAACGCCGATCATCGATGCAAGCGTGAAATTCAGCCGTGTGGCGCATGAGTTTAAGCAGAAGCTGAAAGCATGGCGGTCATACTCACGAATGGTGCCGGTCGAGGTGACTTACAGACTGTTTGATGAGGCTGACAGAGGAACGGCAATCGTGCGCTGGAAACTGTTTGCGAAAGACATCTCACTGGATGCGGAAGCGGTATCAATGACACTTTCGATGACCAATCCGCTGAATAAAAATGTCGGGCGCATTTATGAGCCGCAGGAGTGGCCCGGGCTGGAGGCTGTATGACGTCAGATGAATTTACAGACAGAATTATCGGGGTTCCGTGGGTTAACCGGGCGTGTTCGTTTACTGCGTGTGACTGCTGGGGCCTTGTGGCGCTCTATTACCGGTACGTTGTCGGCGCTGAAATTCATCACGACAGCGGTTATGAATCAGACAGTGATTTTATGACCTGTTATCAAAACGAGGTTGATTTCTGGAAGCCGGAAGAGCATCCGGTAAGTGGCGGGATATTTGTTGCTTATAACGGCTCAGTACCGGCACACGTTGGCATTGTGATCGGCGGAATGGTTCTGCACAGCCGGGGGGATAACGGACATGTCCGTCTTGACAGATTGCTTACCATTCAGCGTATTTACAGCAAAGTGGAGTTTATGACTTATGCCGGTAATTGAAATTCAGCGCCTGCCGGGAACACCGAAAGAGAGAGTCGAAGTAAAATCCGGCTCTCTTTTTTTTGACTGGCTGAAAGAGCAGAACATCAGCAGTGATGTTGTGATCATGGTCAATGGTGTGCAGCTGACTGATAGCGACAGCCTTGATTTTGTTGTCTCTGAATTGCATCACATTCAGGTATTTGACCAGCCGAAAGGCGGTGCCATCGGAGATTTGCTGAGCCCGGTATTTAAACTGGTGACGAAGGTATTCTCCTTTCTGGCTCCGAAAACGCCGTCATTCACATCTGCAGATGCAAACGTAAAAGACAGCCCGAATAACCGGCTCACAGGACAAACAAACGTTGCGCGAACCTATCAGGCCCGTCCGGAAATTCACGGTCAGGTGAGGGCATATCCGGATCTGATTCAGCAATCGCTGTTTGAGTACATAGATAACAAGAAAAAAGTCACAGAGTGGATGAACTTCGGCATCGGTAAGTTTGATATCGAAAACGTAAAATACTCGGAATCAGAATTAACCGCACTGGATGGTGCGAGTTATCAGATATTTCAGCCGGGTGAGAATATCCCTGAAATATTTGAGGGGTTTGAGTTTCACGACGTTGATGGTCAGGAAGTGCCGGGGCCGAATGAAAGTGATGAAATTCCTCAGTATCAGGCAACGGCGAATGAGGTCATATCCGGCGAGATAAAAGGCGGAGAGGCAATGATTAAAATCGCCAGACAGGATGAGTTCGACTATTTCTATGACATCATAAAGCCGCGATCAGTGTCGATTATTGTCAGTGTGTCGTATAACACGCCAACAACGCCGATCACAAAAGATATCAAAGTTTATGCCTATTTGTCTGAAGTGAAAAAAAGTGATGACGGGTCGCTCATACTTCCGAAAAAGTATTATGAATTTTTCTTCACCGACCTTGCAGGCAATGAATTAGC